TCGGCGTGGAACACCGGTTGGCCGCGCTTGGCAACACCGCCAACATGAGCGCCGAAGACCTGCGCGCGCTGAACGCGCGGCTGACGGCGGCGGCGCGCGCCACCAACCAATTCAAGGCCGACCTGCTTTCGGCCAACGAAGTGCTGATTGCGGCGGGCCTGGAGTGGCGGCAGGCGGTGGACATCACGCCGATCCTGGGCAAAGTGGCCACCGCCACGCAGGCCAGCATGAGCGATTTGGCCAACACCGCCTACGCGCTGACCTCAAACCTCCGGGTGCCGGTGGAGCAGATGCAAGCCGCCTTCGAGCGACTGACGATCGCCGGTCAGAGCGGCCAGTTCGAGCTCAAGGACATGGCCGCCAGCTTCGCGCGCATCGGCGCCTCGATGGGCTCGCTCCAATTCACCGGGTTGGAGAACGTCTCCCGCCTGGGCGCGGCGCTGCAAATCGCCCGCCGCGGCGCGGGTGACGCCAGCGAGGCGGCGAACAACCTGCAGAACTTCCTGGCCAAGCTGGCCGCACCGGAGGTGCAGAAGAACTTTGAGAAGTTCGGCATCGACCTGCCGCGCCTCTTGAAGCGCGCGCGCGACGAAGGCCTCGACCCGTTCCTCGTCACGCTCAAAGCCATCCAGAAGGCCACCGGCGATGACGAATTCAAGCTCGGCGAGCTCTTCGGCGACATGCAGGTGCAGAACTTCATCAAGCCGATGCTGCTCTACACCGACGACTACAAGCGGCTGGTGGGCGAGATCAACGCCGCCAACGGCGTGCTGGAAGGCAACTTCGGCCGCATGATGAACACCACGGCCGAGCGCTGGAAGCAGTTCCGCATCCAGCTCGAGACGCAGCCCATGCCGTGGCTGGATGACATCATCAGCCAGATGAGCGAGTGGCTGCGGCTGATGAACGAATACCCGAAGGCGACATCGATGATCGCCAAGGGGCTGGTCGGCATCGCCGTGGCCGCCATCGCGCTCAAGGGCGTGGCGGTGGTGTTGGGCGGCATCGGCGCGGCCATCGGTGGCATTGGCCGCATCAAGGACTGGATCGCGGCGCGCAAGGGCGGCGGCGCTGTCGGCAATGCTGGCGGGCTGCTCGGCGGCCTCGCGGGTGGCGTGCAAAAGGTGTGGGTGGTCAACATGCCTGGAGGCGGCCTGCCCGGCATGGGGATGCCCGACACCAGCGGCAAGGCCGGCGGTGCGGCGCGCACCATCGGCAGCCGCATCCGCTCGGCTGTGGCCGGCGTGATGATGCAGGCCAGCCTGGCCTGGCAGGCCATCGCCGCCTGGGGCGGCAAAGTGGCCGCCGTTGCCGCCAGCGCCTGGGGCGCCATCGTATCGGGCGCGGGGGCGGCTGCGCGCGCCATCGCGCTGGTCGGGCGCGCCCTGCTGCTCAACCCCATCGGCCTGACGCTCACGGCCATCGCGGCCGCCGCCTACCTCGTCTGGCGCCACTGGGACGTGATCGGTCCCAAGCTCGCCGCCGTGTGGGAGGCAGTCAAAGGGGCGTTCTCTACGGCGTGGCAATGGATCAGCGCCGTGCCGGGGCAAATGCTCGCCATCGGCCGCCAGATCATCGACGGGCTGCTGGCGGGCATGCGCGAGCGCTGGGCGGCGCTCAAGGAGGCCGTCTCCGGCATCGGCAGCAGCATCAGCGGCTGGGTCAAGGACAAACTCGGCATCCGCTCGCCCAGCCGTGTCTTTGCCGAGCTCGGCGGCCACCTGATGGGCGGCCTGCAGCTTGGCATCCAGCGTGCCGCCGGTCTGCCGCTGGCGGCCATGCGCACCGTGGCCGTGGCGCTGGCCGCACCCATGGCCGCTGGCGCGGTGGCGATGTCTGGTGGCGGTCTGTCGCAGCCTCCCGTGCTGGCGGCCGAGCCGATCCGCCTGCCGCAGCCGGCCTCTCGTGCGGCACCTGCCGCCGGCATGGCTGCAGCGCCGATCCACATCACCGTTAACCTCAACGGCCCGGCCAGCGCAGAAACCGCGCAGGACGTGGCCGCCGCCGTGCGCCGCGAGGTCGAGCGGGCACTGGCCGAGGCTGGCCGCCGCGAGCAGCTCGCCCGCCGCGCCGCGCTCATTGATGGAGGAATGGCCTGATGGATGTGCTCATGACGCTTGGCGACGGCGCGCAGGTGTTCCGCTTCGCCGTTGACACCGCCGCCTACCAGTCGCTCTCGCGCCGCACTGAGTGGCGCTGGCCGGCGCAGGATCGGCTGTGGAGCGAGCCGGCGCGCCAGTTCACCGGCCGGGGCGACGACGAAATCACGCTCGATGGTGTCATCCTACCCGCCTTTCGGGGCGGCCTGCAGCAGATGAAGGCCATGCGAGAGCTGGCCGATACCGCGCTCAAAGACGGCAGCGCCACGCGCCCGCTGATGCTGACCACCGGCTACGGCGACGTGCTGGGCGAGTGGGTCATCACCGGCCTGGAGGAAGAGCAGCCGGTCATCGGCCCATCCGGCGCGCCGCTGGAGCAGCGCTTTCGCCTCACGCTGGCCGCCTACGCGAGGGACACCGCATGATGCCCACCTACACCACGCAGCAAGACGGCGAGCGCCTCGACCTCATCTGCTATCGCTGGTATGGCACGCTCGCAGGCCGCGCCGTCGAGCGCGTGCTGGAGGCCAATCCTGGCCTGGCCGCGCGTGACCCGGCCAACCTGCCGGCGCGCACGTCCATCGCCATGCCGCCCGCGCCTGCGCGCGCAACGCCTGCGCCGAGGATCATCTGATGCGCCCGGTGTTCTATCTATTCAGCGTGGACGGCGCCGACCTCACCGACACGCTGATGGATCGCGTGACACGGCTGACCGTCGTGGACGCCGAAGGGCTGGCCAGCGACACGCTGGAAGTTGAGCTCGACGACCGCGGCCAGCGCATCCCGCTGCCGGCCTCCGGCGACCGGCTGCGCCTGCTGCTGGGGTATCTGGAGCGCCCGCCCGTGCCCACCATCGGCGACTTCGTGGTGGACGAAGTGCGTCTGTCCGGGCCGCCGCTGACGGTCTCCTTCAGCGCCAAGGGCGCAGACATGGTGCGCACGTCGGTCAAAGCCCCGCGCATCGATGCCGGTGACGACGACACGCTGGACAAGCTTGCGCGTCGCATCGCGCAGCGCCAAGGGCTTGAGCCCCACATCCATCCGGACGCGGCCCACATCCCCATCGGCCACATCGACCAGCAGGGTGAGAGCGACATGGCGCTGCTCACCCGCGTGGCTAGGGCGCGCGACTGGGTGCTGCGGCTGGACGGCGAGCGCCTGACGCTGCGCCCGCACGCGGGCAACCTGCCACCGGCGCGCGAGCCGCAGCCATGGCGCCCGGCGCTGCACCGGCTGGATGCCAGGCGGATCACGCGCTACGACTACACCAGCAACAGCCGCAGCCAGTACAGCCGGGTGCGCAGCTACTACTACGACGCCGACACCGGCCGGCGCGTGCCGGTGGAAGTCGGCGACGGCCAGCACCCGGATGCGCCCGTCATGGAGGTGCGCCACGACGCCAAGGACGAGCGCGCCGCACGCGATGCCGCCGCCGCCCGCCTGCGCCAGCTGCGGCGCTCAAGCGGCAGCCTGACGCTTGAGTTGCCGGGCGACACACGCCTGCTGGCGGGTCATCACGTGCTGGTCACGGGTCTTGCCGAGCCGGTCGGCGGGCAGTGGGTCATTCAGCGCGCAGAGCACACCCTGGACGCCGAAGGCCTGCGCACGCGCATCGAGTGCGTGCCGCCGTCCGAAGGCGGCCGCGCCAGTCAAGACCTGATCGACGAGATCATCGAGGAGGTGGAATGAGCGACGTCAGCCTGATCGACATCCTGCCGCGCCGCGCGGCAAGCCTTGCCGCGCTCAAACGCTGGATCGGCCTGTCAGCGCGAAGCGCGCGGCCCATCGACGGCATCGACCACCTGCGCCAGTCGATCCTCGACATCCTCAGCACCTACCCCGGCGAGCGCATCATGCGCCCGGAATACGGCAGCCGCATCCGCGACCTGATCGACCGACCGGTCAACGCGCAGTGGCTGGCCGATCTGTACTTCGAGGTGGCCTACGCCATCGCCCGCTGGGAGCCGCGCGTCAAGGTGCAGCGCGTGGCAGCCACGATGGACACGCCAGGCCACGTCACGCTCGACCTGACGCTGCGCCTCGGCGCGCAGGATCAGCCGCAGACGCTGCGCGTGGAGGTGGCCACATGAA